GTTAGTTTTACTCCACATTTAATACAATCTTTATTTAATTTACCTGTCATGCCACTACCTCCATGTTTAATAAAGTATCTGCGTATGCCTGTATCTTGTTTTTATTTCTTTGAAAGTTAGCATACTCATCTGTATTTTTTATCCAATTTATCCCTTGTCTGTTTATAAAAGGACAGAATTTTTCATCTTTATAACTGTAATAAAGTAAATAAAAATTTCTTGCTTTCGATTTATCATCACCTATAACTGTTCTAATATAATCATATTCATATCTAGGATAGCCATAATTTTCAGGTCCAGCTTCTTTAATATAATCAATAAGATCTTCATCTCGTAAAGTTTTACTAAGAAATCTAGTATAAAAATCTTCAATTCCTTTTGACATATAATGTGCTGTATTATCTGATTTAATACTATTATTAAAAGCGTTTTTGTGCCATCTTCCGGTAGTATAATAATATCTAAACTTTTGTATTCTACTATAGATTGCCAAACTTTGTCCTTTACCTATAATATATTTAATACCTTTGTCATCTAGAAAAGATGTGACATCGTCAAGAGATTCATTTATCTGTCTCTTAAACATTGGTTTACCTTTGTTATCTAGTCCAGTATATTTCCATTTAAAATTATCAGTGTGTTTCACTCCAGTTCCTCCCTATCTTAAACTCACCATCAAGTGGGCAACGTAAGTTATAATACTCACCTGCCTCTTTAATGCTACGTACTGCAAGTTGCCCTACCTTATTAGCTTGACATTCAGGTACTTCTATCTGCCATTCATCATGTATGTTTGCCACAAATTTGTGACGTGTATTAGTAGTGTTTAAACGGTCTGATAAAAGACATAATGCTTTCTTCATAACAATAGCACCTGCACCTTGTAGTAAGGTGTTCAATGCAGCATGATTATTTCTAATATATAGTTTCCTACCATCTAAACCTTTAAGGAATTTTTTGTTTGCTGCTCTTTGAACTCTGTCTCTAAGAGATTTAAATGTAGGTTTACTATCGAAGAAATGTTCTCTAGCTCTCCGACCATCAGCCGTATTTCCTTCAACCACTTTTCCAAGCTTCTCATCTCCTGCTCCGTACATGAGGGCATAGATGAATGTCTTCGCCTGATTTCTTGATTTAAGTCGTGCAGCTTTTTGATTAGCTGTGTGTATGTCTCCATCTAATATCTCCTTTGTAAAGTCTTCATCATCCATATAGTGTGCTAACATTCTAATCTCTAGTCCACTAGCATCAACACCAAGTAAAACATTTCCTTCATCAACTATCCAACAAGCACGACACTCTTTACCATACGGGCTATGTACTGAAGGTACTTGTGCCATGTTAGGATTACGATGTGTCATACGACCTGTTATCGTACCATTAGGTATGACAAAACCATGTACACGTCCATCATCTTGCACTGCCTCAACCCACGAATCAATCTGAGCAATCCGCTTTTGAAGTAGTAAGAAGTCTGCAATCAGTTTTGCTTCATGGATATGAGTTATCTCTGATAAAGTTTTCTCATCCACAATAGGCTGACCTGTAGGAGTAAATCTTTCAGGCTTCCAACCAAAGTCAATCAAGTATTCCCCAATCTGTTTACGACTACCAAGATTAAACTCTTGTAATGTTTGTCGCATGAATGGGTCAAAAGTATTTTGTGTAATACATCTGTCATACTCTTCATCAGTCAATCCACGTTTTGAAAGTGTACCATCCTTTTTGATGTAGGGTGTGACAAGTTTGTCATCTACCCATCTAGGTTTAAACGTGGTCTGTACTTCATTTTCTATTTGTTGTTTCTTCTCACGAAGTTCTGCAAGAAGAACAGCTGCTTTATGTAAATCAAATAAGAATCCATTCACTTCTTGTTGCTTAATTATTTTAGCAACTCCTTGTTCAAGAGTTATAGAATCTTTAGAGAATCCTTTTGATTCTTTTCGTAGTTCATTTAATACCAAAGTATTCAACTGAACATCACGAACACAATACTCCATCATCTCAGATGAATAAGATGTATAATCATTGAACTCAATCTTACTCAAGTTAAGTTTATATCCCCATGTTTCTAGGCTGTGTCCTCCATCTCTAGTTGGATTGAATAGTCTAGATAAAACAAGAGTATCTATAACTTCCTTATCAGATAAATCAATACCACCAAACTTCTCTACCATTGGAATATCAAAGCCAATAATATTATGACCTATCAATCTATCAGCGGTAGTTAGAAACTGGTAGCCTTCGTTTAAACGTGACGGAGGGAATTTAAATATTTCTCCTGAGTCAGGATTTTGAGCAACGATACACCAAACCTTTGTGGCTTTTAGATCGTCTGTCTCAATATCAAAAACTAAATCCATATTAAATTACCTCGTCACCAACGTCATCAAAAGTTATATCGTCATCTGTTAATTCTGTCAGTCGTCCAGTCTCAACATCATATATAACTCTACATGCCATACCAACATCACCTGTGTATCTTGATTTCAATACACGTAGTCTTGTTGTTCTAGCCTCATCAGGGTCATCCGATTGTTGATTTCTTTCTAATGCAATCACGCAATCAGATAACTGCCCAATACTATTCGAGCCACGTAGGTGAGAGAGGCTAACTTCAATTCCATTCTCATGTCCTTTGTTACCATCGACACGTCTTAGATGAGACACAAGTATAAGACCTGCACCAGTCTCTTCAACTAAACTTCTAAGTCTAGTCATAATATTATCAATAGCTCGTCTCTCGTCACCCTCTGCTAAAGCACTTACAAGCATATGTAAGTGGTCTACAACTACCCATTTACAATCACAACCAACGATTAAATATCTAAGCTTTGCAAAGATATCATCAATCTCATTGGTTCCAAAATGAGCATGAATAAAAACTTTATCACCTGCGAAAACTTTTTGGAACATATCAATCAAAGTATCTTCGCTAAACTTCTCACGTTCACTGTCTATATAAAGTCTAGCATTAGCTTCAATAGATAAGATACCATCTACCGTTCTTCTCCAGTCTTCTTCAAGTGCTATGATTCCTACATTATCATCAGTATTTTTAACTAACCAATGTTCAAGTTCTCTAGTGATACTTGACTTTCCAAGTCCTGTTCCACCAGTAAGGGTAACTAATTCACCCTGTCTCATACCATAGAGTTTATCGTTCAAACCTTTCCAAGGATAAGGAACAGATTCTTTTTTCTCTCTGTTTAGAAATGCTTGTTGCTTTTCTGAGACACGAATGATACCACTAGGTGTATAAACTTTAGCATCCCACCAAGCTGTAGTAAATTCTTTATACTGTCCCTTGATGAGCATGTCGTTAGCATCTTTAAATCCATTGGGTAAAGTTACTATCTTAGCTTTGCCGGGCTTTAAAATAGTTGCAACTTTTTTAGCTGCTTCTTGTCCCTGTTTGTCTTTATCAAAACAGATAACGACATTATCAAAACTCTCAACATATTCTAAGTTTTCTTTAATATCTTTAACAGCACCTGCTGCTCCTCTGATGATAGAGACGACAGCCCACTTACTACCAAGTAGTTCATAGGCTGCCATAGCATCACACTCTCCTTCAACGATAGTTAGATACTTACCACCTTCTTTAAAAAGTTGTTGACCAAATAAGCCAACACCATTAGGTGAAACATCATAAGAGAATTTTTTATCTCTAACATATCTAATCTTATTAGAAGTAAGTTCGTTATTAATATAGAGAGGATAGATGTGTTGAGCTAACTGTCCTGAGTTATCGTATACAACTTTAACTCCATATTTCTCTGCTGTTTCTTTAGAAATATTTCTATCAGAAAGTTTTGCGAAGACTCCACCATGAGCATTCAGTTCTCTGACTGTATCTTTCATAGTAGTCTCAACAAGTTTCTCAGCAGTAGCTGTTCGATTGTCTACTCCTTTTGGAAAGAACTCATCACAACTAAAACATTTTGCTGAACCATCTTTATTAATTGATAGTGCATCACTGCTTTCACAGGATGGACATGGTTGATGATACTTAATAAATTGTAAATTTGTTTCCATAGTTTGACCCTTAAAATTAAAAAGCTAGGCATCTAAATTAATAGACACCTAGCAAGGAGATAATTATAGAGACTTATTCAGTTTCAGTCTCATTACTTTCATTTGTTGACTCAACTTTTGCTTCATCACAAGTTAAGAGTAACTGTTCTAAGTTAGCTCTGTGGGTGCGACTAGCAAAGTCTAAAGCCTCAATGATGACTTGAAGATTGCCAACTTTCTGTACTATAACAGTAGCTTCCTGCTTCTTCTGTTCATCTTCAATTTTATTGACATCAAATTGAGTTTCAATACCTTCATCGTTTCTAATTGTGATAATCATCAAAACTCCTCGCCACCTTCAATGGCTTCAAACTCTGCTCCATCGCCTGACTTATATTGAACTAAGTCAAGAACTTGCATAGCTTGAAAGTCAAGTCCTTTAAAGTTCCCGAACTTATTAGAAACTTCCCACTCGTTATACTGAACCTTAACTCGTGAGCCATTACCAACTAACTCATCCATTGGAACTTTGTTAGTATCAAGAAGTAAAGGAGCTTTCCTAACCATTCCATTAGGTCCATTCACCTTACGCTTGAAGTTTATAGAACGACCAACAACTTCATCATTCACAGTCAAAGTTTTAACTTTGAAACCACGACTCTCAAAGTCATTAGCCACCTCATCATCTACTACTAAGTCAACTGTATACACAGGCTCAAACTTAGTATTAGGTGTTGTTACACTAGCCCAGTAGGCTATTCCTTCTTGTATTGCCATATATTTCTCCTTTTGGTTTTGGCATCATTGCGAAATGCATTATACACGCTGACAGAAAATCTGTCAACCCCTAATCTTTAATTTCTCTAAGAATATCTTCCAAAGATATGTGAGTATTATCAAATAGCGTGACAAGAAACTCGTCAGCACTTTTCTTTTCTACTTCATAGCTTATTTTATTCTCATAAAATTCTTTGTAATTTTTAGTAACATACTCCTCAAATAACTGCAAATCTTTCTTGTCAAAGATAGCTGCCTCACTGTCGTTCATCATTTTTTCGTATATGTAATTCATCTTAATCCTTTTTAAAATATTTATTTAACACTTCAAGTTTATCTTGATACTCTGCAACGATAGTTAATTCTTTCTCAATAGTTTCTAAAACATCAGCATGTTCAGCAACTCCTACCGGTGAATTTAAAAACACATTTACATTAGCAATGTGCTTATCTATAAGTCCTTGAAAATTTGATTTAAGTCCTTCAATTATTATGTTTCTTATCATGCAACCTCCTTGTGTTGTGTAGTCCACCAATCAGGCTTACTACGATTTCGTTCCCACTTGGCGTAATGCTTTTCGTTAATGCAATAGTTACGATAAGCG